CCAGAAGCTGTGATAGTAGGAGATGGTTTNTGTCTTGAAATTCTTTTCATATTGAAGTGATGACCTTTTGGGTGAAAGTCACAGCCAGTCAATACTTTCTCAGGATCAAGTGGCATCTTAGATGCTGTCTCAAAATGTGAACCTTTAGCAAACTTCTCAGTCAGCATTTTTATTTCTTCTTCATCATACTCTAGGTCACTAAATGCATCACCACAAGTAATTGCATCAGTAAATTTATCTGGAAAGATACCAGCAATATTCATAAAGGTAAGACCAATAGCTTCAGTCACATCTTCACGAACAGCAATAAAGATAACTCTCTTTCTAGTTTGTGGTACACCATAATGTGATGAGTCTAAAACCATAGAAGATACATCGTAACCAATCTTTTCAAATGTATTTGTAATTTTGTAATAGTATTGTTTTGCTTCACCCATCATAAGACCTGCCACATTCTCTGCAACAATTACTTTTGGTTTAATTTCTTCAGCAACTCTAAGAAACTCAAAAAACAAATCTTCAATGTTTTCTACTTTCTTACCATCAGAATACTTTTTAGTTTTACCAAAACCTTTTGAATGACCACCACCTTGAACAACTGCACCAGCCATTGAGAATGCAGAACATGGTGGAGAACCATCAAGTATATCAACTTCACCAACTCCAACATTAGCAGCTGTAAGTAAATCTTGTCCTGTAAGTTCTTTTATGTCATCTGGTAAAATAGGTGTATTTGGATAGTTCTCTGCATATGTGTTTCTTGCTTCTTCCACAAACTCATTAATACAAAGTATCTTACCACCAGCTAAACGATAACCTGTAGAAGAACCACCACCACCTGCAAAGGTAGATATCACATTAAATTTGTTTTGTGCTTCACCATCATATACATCTTGTAAATTGTATTTTTTATATTTCATACGAAAAACTCCTCTAAAGTATTCGTACTATTTAGCACGTTCCAATCCCTACATATATCCATTATTCTTTTTCTATTCTTAAAATTTACTTGCGGGTCATCTATTAACGACTCGAATAATTCTATTATACCACAATCTATCTGTAAGTTCAAGTGCTTTTTTACATTTCCTATCAATTTAAATTCATTAAATGCATCCCTTACATGGTGCTTTTGAGTGGGTTTATTCAGTTCATCCCAACTCTTACTATAGAAAAAGTTTTTGACACTATCGGTTAAGTATGGTGTGATAAACTTTTTACTATGTATATCTGCAACCTTCTTGTGCCAGTTGTAACCAGCACACATATCGGGCCTAAAGTAGTTATCTCTAAACTTATCAAACAGTTCTTGTGTATGTTTGAAATGCATCATTGCTTTTTTACTGATACCATAATACCCATCAGCTGCCCAACCAGATAATACTTCTGTTTCTTTAATCTCTGGATACACATATAGAAATGGATATACACACTCAAAGTGTGTTTTCTTTCTACATTCTAATTTTACTAATCTATGAAAATCTTCAACTAGATTATTAGTTGGAACTTTGATACCTGTAAATTTCCACCCACAGCTGTCAGCAATCTCTTTAGCTTTCATGTAATCATATGACTCATGTGTATCTAAACAGAAACTATACGCATGGATTGTTTTACCCAATCTTTGTGCAGCAAATGCTACTGATATGGAGTCTACACCCCCACTCAGTAAAACTGCACAATTATCAGAATTAGATACTTTGCTGATTTCCTTCTCTAATAGTTTGTCAATCACTTATTCGTGCTCTCCGCCACGACCACGCAAACCATTTACAAAGAATTGTGGTTTTCTTTTAGCAGTTTCAAATGTTGCTACTGTAATTGCTATTGCTCCTAATAATACTATATGCGCTAACATACTAATTACTCCTGCCCACATACTACCTACAATAATACCAAATGCAATACACCACATCCATGCTAATACTTGCATAATCATATGTCTTGTACTAAAGTCTGGAATGCTACTTAATGGATTTTTTTCACTATCCATTACTACATTCCAACAATCATATATCCATTCTCTCATTCTATTTCCTTTCAATTAACATTTACATAAAAAAATCTTCTAAACTACCCTGTGTTCCATAGCTGCGATCAACTAACCAATTAATCTTTTCAATAATAACATTGAGTGGTTCAACAAAAGATTTCTCAAACTGCATATCATAATTAATCATTTTATGAAAATCAAGTTCTTTTGGAAGCTGTGTCATAAAAGAAATAGATGTACATTGATATATGTTTGGTGCTCTTAGATGTAAGAATTTAATCTTGTCACCTTCTTGAATATAAGGATACTTTCTACCAAGCTTATTCTTCTTTACCAAGTGATTGTATAGGATGGCTCCTTTACAGTGTATGGGTGCACCCTTACCAAACATTTGGTTTGGATCACTAAACTTTGTAAGACCATTTACAGACCGTGGATAAGCAATATCTTCTGGTGGAAGGTTCATAAACTCTTCACGAAAATCTTGAATAAAGTTATTCAGCTGCTTCTCATCACCATTCATAATGATACTAAGACCTTCTTTAATCTTTGCTCGACAAGGTGCAGGAGTACTAGACTTAACTGCCTCGATACCCATAATCTTGAGTTGTGCCTCTTTATACTTGACACCTTCCATATCCCAGACATTTAGAATGTATCGTTTTTTTGCAGTCCAGATACCTTTATCTGCAATTGCCTCACGCGCCATCTGCATCTTTTGCTCATAGGCGTTTACATACTTAGCCAAATCCTGATAACTCTTATCAATAAACGGTTCAATTTTATCCCTAGCGATTGTGTCCATGAAGGCGACAATCTTTGTAGTATCTGTTCCTTTTTTAAACACTTTATTAACCAATTTGTCAAAAGTAATGTAGACTGAATCTGTATCTGATGCGATAACGTAATCTTCTTTATCAGTTTCCAACAATTCATTGAGGTATTTGTTAAGACTACGTTCAATCCAACGTATAGATAACTGACCAGAAGTAGTAATTGCTTCAGCAACCAGTAAATCGTAATAACGAAACCAGTTGTTACCAATAGCACCATATGCAGAATTGAGAGAAATCTTTTTAGCAAGTTGGATATTGTTGTACTTGGAAATATCTTTAAGTAGTTTAGGGTCTTTAGTGTTTTCATATTCCTGTTTCGCCTGTAAAGTTAGTTTTTTATATTTCACACGATCATCATACATGGACTGCATAATCTCAGGTAAAAACCCTCTTTTGGTGGTTTTAAACAAAGCACCATTAGGTGTTAATGTAACATCTTTTAGTATTGATGTGTCTACCTTCTTGTCAAGCAGTTTGTCTACAGACATACCTTTTACTTTTTCTTGACCTACAAGTGTTTCTGGTGAAATATTGTATTGCATAATTAAGTGTGGATATAGAGAATTTAAATCAAATGACATAACCCAATTGTGCATACCGACTTGTGGGTCTTTTACATAAGCACCTTCAAACTTCTCTGACTTGGCACTATGTTTCTTTTGTGGAATAACAATGTTCTTATTACGCAAATAGTTATAAATGAGGATATCCCAATACTTAACAGAACCAAGAACATCCATATAATTTACTTTAGCTTCATATGCCATAGTGAGACAAAGTTCAATTAACTTCATCTTGTCTTCTAAGCGATCAACGATCTCAACATCCATGATGTTGTATTCAATGAAAGATTGGAAGTCTTTTTGATACCACTCACTGAATGTGTCAAATGGATTGCCATCTTTGTTTTCACCAAGTTCTACAGATGCAATATGATCAAGTCGATATGATTCTTGATTGGTATATGTGAACTTACGATATAAGTCAAAATAGTCTAGGTGAGCAATACCTTGTATCTCATATACTTGGTGCTTTCTGCCCATCTGAAATACTTCGCGAGACATTACATTTCTCCAAGGAGACAATCTCTTTATTTCATCTTCACCACATAGTTTGGAAATACGATTACACAAGTAAGGAATATCAAAAAACTCTGTATTCCAACCTGTGATAATATCAGGTTGATGCCTTTCCCAAAAAACAAGAAACTCTTGTATCAGATGAAGTTCACTTTCACACTCGACATAAGTTACGTCCTCGCGAGTGTTCTCAAACTTACCAACACCCCACACAACAAACTTTTTGTTTTGATGATTTTTTACTGTGATTGATAATAATGGCTCTTCTGCTTTTTCTGGACTTGGAAATCCATTCTCACAAGCAACCTCAATATCAATAGTAACAACTAGAATATTATCAATATCCCAATTTACAGTTTTAGGATATTCATCAGCAAGATAACAATAATGATATTGATTGTTACCATAAACTAAGTGAGATTGACTTTTATACTGTTCAATCCACTCTTTTGCTTCTTTGATTGTATTATGTTTAATAGGAGTTACATATTTACCATCAAGAGTTCTCCATTCGGTAGGTTTTGCAACAGGTGCGTAAAGTGTTGGTGAATACTTAATCTTACGATTAATGCGTTCACCGTTCACTACTTCTCTGAGTAAGAGAGAATTACCCCATTGGACAATGTTTGTATAGAAGTTCATTATGTAAATATATCACAATTCTGTTGTAATGTCAAGTAGTTTATTCAGTAAAATTAATATTTAATTGTACACCATCATCCTCTTGTAAAAATTCTTTAGCTTCTGCAATAGATGAAAAATGTTTATTAAGCATTTCTATACGATCTTCTGCCATAGCCATTTTATCAAGTTCTTCTTGAATTGCTTCAACAATGTCGCTGTGTTCTCCAATACCTACACTTTGATTCATGTAAACTAAAATGTTTGTTTTAGCTCTTTCTAATTCACCTTCGGCGTGCATTCTTGCTGCCTTCACTAATTGTAAACTCATGTTCATTTAATATTTTCCTCCATATTTACCACTACTCCAGTATTCCATTTATTAGCTTCAATTTCAGCTTCTTTTTTTGTATCGAACTTTTTTGGATTTCCATTTGTTGGCCATGATCCATTTTCCAAATGTGAACAAATATATTCAAATTTACCAAAAGGTTCAAACATTACTGCATATTTCATTATATATCCTTCTTTGTTGTTACTATATATTTTCTTCTTGGGTTTACCATAACATTCATCTTACTCATCATTTTTCTGTTTAATAAAACTTCTGTTCCCATTTTATCGCGATTGTCTAATCCAAACTCAATATCTTTGTAAACTGTTCCAGCAAATGTCATATCAAATCTAACTATGTATCTTTCATCATCACCACCACCTGTTACAGATGTATATTTTCCAAAGTGCTTTGTTTTAATTGTTTTTCCATAATGTGTAAATGTTATTTGATTACCATTAACATTTACATCATCTGCATGTAAAACAGAATATTGTGCATTACCAGTATCAAATTTTCCAACCAATTTTCCAAAAGGTTTTATATCTAATGTTTCATAAAATCCACATACATTTGGTACTGAATATCTGTTTTTAGGATTAGAAAAATGTTCAATAACAGTTTTAACTATATTTTTATTTGTAGCTTCTTCAATACCTTCTGTGCCTGGGGAATGATTTACTTCTAATATATATGGTGGTTTATTTTCTTTGTCAGGAGATGGAATAAAATCAACTGCAGTCCAAATACCATCAACTGCTTTTGCAGCCAATAGACATTGTTCAATCTCTAAATCTGTTAAATTATATTCTTTTACTTTTGCACCTTGTGAAACATTTGAACGAAAATCTCCCTCAATAACATCTCTTTTCATAGATGCAATAACTTTACCACCTAAAACAA